TGTTCCGATCTCAATCATGTTATCGCCTCTAACGTCCTCGGACTCTGACCAGGTTTTTCTATCAAATTCGTCGTATAATTTTCTAAGCTGCTGTTTTGTGATTTCTTCCATCTATTCCTCACTTTCTGCCTTTAAAGTATCAATTTTCTGTTGGATTAAATCTACACATTCCTTTCTACCATTGTTTCTTTCAATCTTATGTGATGGAAAGTCACTTTCTTTCGTTTCCTTGCCATAGTGACCTATAATGCTTTCTTCATGTTCCTCAATCTCCAACTGAATCTCTGTAAGCATAGCTACCATATCAGCCTTTAAGCGTTTTTCATAGTCTTTTACGATAAGATCTTTAAAATATCTATAAACAGGACATCCGTTGTCAGGGCGAAAAACACATCCAGCAGTTTGGCATTTACAGGAACCATATAAATAGCATTTTTCATCAAATGTCATTCCCATCTTTTACGCTCCTAATAAAGATAAACTCAAAAATATGATTGCAAGTATTCCAAATAACTTAGATATTTTATTGTCTGTTGCTGTAATTACAAGAGCATCAAGTATAATTAACACTATTTTAAAAATGCTTTCCATCTTCTACCTCGCATTTATTCTGCAACTAAAACCTCTGAACTTTATCCCTTCCCAATGCTGATCGCTATGTATGCAATCGGGGCAACGATATTTATTAGGGCACTTTGGGCGCTTTAAGTATGCTATCAATCTTTTAATCATTCCTTATCCCTCGCTTTCAGGATCTTCCCTACCTCGTCAACGGCCTTCCTGTGCTTCTTGTAGACCCAATCTGGACTATAGCTCATTGACTCGGCTATTTTGTTGATTGACATATGGCCGATATACCGAAGCATTAAGATCGTGCGGTATTCTTCGGACTCGACCTGGTTGATAAGCTGCTCGATCTCTGCTGCCTTGTCCAGCTTCGACGAATAGAGATCTCTTATCTTGCGCTCTACTTCGAAGATCTCACCTGTCAGCTTTTCTAATTGATTCTCCGGGGATCCTTGAACCTTCTCCAGATCGTAACGGATTCCGGACGGATACAGGCAGCTCTCAAGCATCTTCTTTTTGCTTAAGAGCCTCAAGATCTGCAAATCTATGATTCTGACCGCGTTAAGAATGTCATGCGCTTCTTGATTCATTTTATTCCCCCTCTCTTATCTGATCGGATGCTCCTGGCAATAAAAGACTCCTTGCATTTGGCCGTAAGTTAGATTTTGCTCTCTTGCCAGCTCGTTGATCTCTGCAAGTGTGTTTTCTTTTGGCAGCTTCTTTTTTATTTTCTTCTGGATTCGCTCCGAGTTGATCTTATCCTTGTATATCAGCCAATATTCTCTTTGACGCGTGATATTTCGTTCGTGAGCGCATTCAGGCGAGCACGTTTTTGGCTTCCGGCCTAGCCCGGAATGCTCATAATATTTTCCGCACACTTCGCATCTATACAGCATCAGAAAAGCCTCCCTTGCTTTTTGTCATTCTCTGCAGCCTTGTCAACGTCCTCGAATTCTGTGTATTTTCCTAAAAGCTCCATCGTCCAGCGATTCGAGATCGGATCCTTTGTGTATCTGTATAGCTTATATTTATCTCTGACCTTTTCAACTCTGTATGGATAAGCTGAGAAGATCCTAAGATCTTTACCGACTTTCCATTCCATAAAGGCCTCCTATTCTGACAAGTTGGTGATATCGTCAATACACTTGTTATATCCAGCATCCTGACACATCTGAATTGATGCATCTATGAAGTTGTCAACATCTACCTTCTTGGGCTTCGGGAGCGCGTGAAGCTTTGCGCGGCCTACGTATCGAACGCCCAGAAGATTAGAATATGATATGCTGACCTCTGTTATATGTTCCGGCACATCTACCACAAGAATTTTTTTCATGATTAAAATCCTTTCTTTTGTGAGAGCTCTCACATTTAAAGCAATTTTTCTAGCCTCTCAGCTTCCGCTTTATGATCGCAGCATTCGCAAAGATTATTTTCTTTCCCTGAGCAACGCCAACAGCCCGATAATTCTGCGTTTATGCGGCTTTTGACGTTTTCTCGTTCTCTATTAATTGACCTATCGACATACCACTGTGCGCTTGCGTGCGCCTTTCTGAGCGCCTTGGTGAAGTTAAAGGTAAGATTTACCATATCTTAGTCTAAAAGCCCGACGCGCGGAAAACTCGGCGCACTGAGCAACCTTTCTGTAATATTCAGACTCCCAAGCGAGCTGTCCGGCGATTTTTGACAGGCTCTCGGCCATCGGATTATCATGCACCCTTCGGATAAGTTCTCCGGTAGTGTGCTCGTCAGCTGTGAGCGGAATCCATAATCCGTCCTCTTCAGCTAGATCTCTTTTACCCGTCCCGAAGATCAAATGATGTCGTGCTTCCACCTGATCCCCGGATATCACTGACCAATGTTCGTTCTCAACTATCACCGACTTACTTCCCATCGCTGCCCCTTTCTGCTCTGTACATGAGCCCCTTCAATTTGCTCGCTATAAAGCGCCAATCTTCTGCATGACTTAGTGACTGCCCGTTCTTACGTTTGAAGTCTCTTTGCTCCCAGATCCTTAAATTTTTAAGGCCTTGAATAATTAGGCCGTTTTTGCAACAAATTCGGACTTCTGGCCTTGCATTCTGGTTAATGTGATCTGCTGCCTCGCGGAGTGCCATAACAAGCAGCCCGTATTGATTGCCATAACCGGAATCATATGTTCCATCTTGCCCGACCTTCTGGCCGTAACTGTTATACCCGATCCATGTAGCGTGAAAAGTTCCTTCTCTTGGTCTTGGACTACGAACATCCGTCGATATATAGATATCAAGTCGCATCGAATATCCTCGCTATTGTGAGAGTTCTCACATTTACAATGTTTTTTCGAGAAAATACAAGTTTGTTTTGCATTGTCGAAACTATGGACTTTTAGGGTTTTTTCTTTTCATGTGCTTTTTCAAGTGCGAATCCGGCTGCGACGCAACCTATAAGCTGCTTTTCTATTTCTTTATCAGTGAATCCAACCTTTCGGTAATTCCTTATCAAGACTGCGTTAATCTTCATGAGCTCGATGAGAACATCTTCTGACTTCCCTACCACCTCAACATCGAAGTTGACTTGATCTTGGTCGTTTTGATACATTTTGCATTTAATCATGTTGTCTTTCTCCGATAGATTCTAAATTTTTAGACTCTGCAAGCTGCTTTTGCGCCAGCTCGAAAGCATACAGATACAGCTCTATGATGCCGGTATCTTCTCGCCCAATGTAGGATATCCATTCCCAGCAATCCGCATCAATTTCCGATAATCTGTCATAAGCTTTTGAGCCTAATCCTGTACTATCGTTAAGATCCTCAAGGATATTATCAATCTCATAATCTCGTCGTTCTTCAATGCTCCAATCTGAATATTCGTTTTCTTCTTCCCAATCGTACCAATCAAGCTGTTCCAGAAGGTCTTTTTTGGCTTTTTCAGCGTCATAGTAATATAAATCTCTGCTCATGCAGCATATCTTTTGCTCAAAATATCCAGGATTATGAACGAAGTCCCCGAAAGTCTCATAACGCATATTATTGATGTTGAAAGCTATAAGCTCGCCAAGATCTCCAGATATATGTAGTCTATAATGATCTTCTTCAAACAAGAATCTGATTCTGTATTCGCAGCTCTCGGGACGCTGGAAGTCTAATATTTTAATATCTCCAAGGTCTTGAAATGTGGCCACGTGATCCTTGAATTTCTCTTTTTGTATCTCTAAATCCATAGTTAACTCCTTTAGTTGGCTCTTAGCTCTCTCTCAAGAGCTTCGAAGTCGTATTCATTTTGCTGGAAGCTGGTTTTGCTAGTGGCCTCTGCTGCCTTCTTTTTTGGATCGATCTCATTGTCTGACCATCGGCACATAGTTAGCTTCCAGCTTTTGACGGGTTCTCCGTTCTTCTTAATCCATTTCTTCTCTTGGTAATACTCATAGAATTTGACCGGATTGATCTTAAGATCCATTTCCGCTGCGTAAGCTTGTACTTCTTCCAGGGAAGGGATAATTTTCGTATCAGGTAGATAGTCAGGATTCTTCTTACTATCTATCTTATATGTATTCTTATATGTATTCTTATTATTCTTGTACGAAATTTTTTCATAATTATTATGAAATTTTTTCGTAATGCCTTGCGAATTTTTTTCGTAAGTATTATGAAAATTTTTCGTAATACCTTGCGAATTTTTTTCGTAAGTTTTTTTAGAGTTTGGAATCTTACAATTGTCCGGAACTATGACGTTATAAGTATTATGAGTAGCGTTTACTTTGGTGATTCTTAAAAGCCCCCTTTCACTAAGAGACTTTATAGCGCTTTGAACTGATCTCGTTGTTGAGTTAGCCCATTCTGCAAGATGTTTAGCTGATCCGTAAAAACTTTGATTTTTCTCTCCGTGCGTATAGCTATAAATTCTGGCATATACAACTAGCTCCGTACCCTTAAGATCTAATTCGTTAATCATCCAGCCGCAAACTGTGTACCAAGAATTATTATCTATCATGACTTACCCTCCCCGTTTGATGTTAGTTAATACCAGATGTTGTTGATACATATAGCCCACTGCTATCCCAAGGAGCTATTTCTTCATGCCATACAACTAGCTTTTTAATGCAAAGCCCAATTATAAGATAGAATCCGTTAGATTCTTTTGAAGTCCAAGGTTCAAGGTCTTCTGGAATAATTTTGACGATCTTTTTATCTTTGGATTTTTCATAAATAACAGCAAAAGCAAATAGCTCGTCTCCACTAAGTCCTAACTTTTCAATCATCCAGCCATGTATCGTGATTGATTTATCCATGTCGTTAACTCCCTTTACTGTAAAAATGTATCAACGATTATTTTTCCATCGTCAATCCTGTAATGAATCAATCGCTTATCCGACAAGCGCTCAAGAATTTGCATCGCATAATCCTCGGATTTATTCGTTAAAAAGCAACACAAATGAGAAATATCCATGTAATTTTCTTGCATTCCTTGTGTTATTTGATGAATATAGCCAAATGCTATAAGTTCATTGCCTTTAAGCTTGTATCTGTTGACCATCCATCCTGTAATAACCAAATATTCTTCATCTCTTATAATTTTCTTTGTTTCCATTTTTTCTCCTATTCTGTACTGAAATAATGATCTCCGATCGGCTCGGCCGGAGTGCCGTAATCGCCATAATGTCCAGCTGTAAAATACAAATATTCGCTATATTTCCGCTCTGAGAGCTCTGCAGTCACTGCTTCCCGATCTTCGTCAGATACATAAGCCCAGGCATCGAAGAAGCGTTTGTCTGATATACAAGAAAATTGACCATCCTGAAAGATTACCGCTTCAATCGAGTCTTCAAACGGCCAGCCATAATCAACTCTATTGAGCACGACAGCCACAACAGCTCGCTTCCCCTCAAAAGATTGATTCTCAGCTTCGGCAGCGACGAGCTGACATAATAGCTCAAAATCCCGATTGGAGATTAGACCAATATTCGTATTTGATTTTGCTGAAATTTTGGTAAGATTTGCTTCTTGTTGATATCCAACAAGTTTGATACAATTTTTATCGAAAAAGCTAGTTGTAGAGCGTGATTGAAGCGCTTTTTCAATAACATTTAGCTTAAATATAGTATCCGATTCAATATGCTCTTCCCGGAACAAAAGATCGGAAGTCTGACAGGCTTTTGCAGTCGCTCCCACGGCTGCGATTGATACCGCAGACAATATCGCAGTACATTGGATTAATGTTTGATGCATTAACTCCTCCCGTATTGAATTATTTCGCGCCTGGTTCTCCCAAATCAGGCGCGATTTTTATATGCTCCTTCCTCCGTGATATATGACAAAGGAGTTGATGATTTATCAGCTTCGCCCTTAAGTACAGCCCTATCGCATGATCGGACATTTAAGCGACGAATCAGATAATCGATCTCGTAAATAGAGAAAAATTCCGGATGATCCCATTTTTTCTTGAATGTTGGGAAGCTTCCCAGCATCTTATCTGATAGAAGATCCTTGAACCCATTAACGTGACGGAGTTCCATATATTTTTTTATTATTGATCTGAATTCGTTTCCGTTCATTTGCTCAATCCTTTTGAACATTTGTCGTATAAAAAAACGCGCCAATGTCGCGATTTGATATCCGTAATAATTCCTTTGCTTTAATAATGTCACCCTGTGGCCACTCTGCGCGATTAGTTAAGCGCATTGACATGGTTGACACGTTGCAATCCATTGCCGCAGAGAACTTGGTCAAAGTGCCGTATTTCTTAGCAATTCGGTCTTTGAGCCTAGAATAGTCATAATTATATCTCTTGCTCATGTTTTCCTCTCTTGTTTGATATGTTCAATGTTGTTGAATATTATGTTAGACCATAATTCTCTTTCGGTCAAGTATCATTTTTTCAATTTGATTGAACATTTTTTAATAATTCATTATACTGTTAATACGGGAGGCCATAAATATGAAAATTTCGAACACTGCCGAAAGGCTCAAGCAGGTCATGGATAAGTATGGGCTGCGTCAAGCAGATGTACTAAAAAGATGTGAAAAATACTGCGAAGAATTCGGAATTAAGATGCAACGAAATGATATCTCTCAATATCTATCTGGGAAGGTCGAGCCAAGTCAAAGAAAATTGTCGGTTTTAGCAATGGCTCTTAATGTCACTGAGCCCTGGCTGATGGGATATGATGTTGATCCTAATATCGTGAGCTTTGTTTTGACTCCGCATGAGAGAAATATAATCTTAGCTTATCGAATGCACGACGAGATGCAAGAAGCTGTCGATCGTCTTCTTGGAGTTGAGTCAGAAAAAAGGGATCAATTGCCAGGATAATCAATTTTAAGGAGTTCAGGAATGAAGGCAAAAAAGACTAAAAGTGGAAAGTATAAAGTTGTAGTTTCAGCTGGCAAGGACACGACGGGCAAATATCGCCAGAAAGCTTTTACCGCTCCCACGAAGAAGGAAGCGGAGTTTCTGGCTGCTCAATATCAGATGCAGCGTAAGGAAGACAGGAAGAGCCCGACAATCGATTTTGCTATCACATCATATATCAGCTCAAGATCGGCAGTGTGCTCTCCTAAGACGATTCTTGAATATGAGAGAATGCAAAAAAATTATTTCGATTGCATTCGATATAAACAAGTTTGCGATCTAACGAACGAAGATATACAAAGATTTATTAATGATCTTGCTTTTCATCTCGCGCCGAAAACTGTAGACAATATTATCAGTCTTTTACGTTCGGCCTTAAAACAGCATAACCCTGATAGACGATATAATTATACGCTTCCAGCTGATGCAGCCATTGAGAGACATATTCCAGATGATGAGGATCTTAAGAAGCTGATGGAACTGAGTCGACCAAATAAAGAATTACACCTGGCTATAATTTTGAGCGCTTTTGGATCCTTGAGGCGGAGCGAGATCTGCGGATTATCTTATGAAGATATATATCGAGATTTTAACGCGATCTATGTCCATAGCGCTGTAGTTTTAGACCATAACAATAAATGGATTCATAAAAAATACACCAAGAATAAACAGTCGACTCGGCAAGTCATTTACTCAAAGGAAGTTATTGACTTGATCGGTCAAGGAACAGGACGCATCTTTACTCACACTCCAGACTATTTTACATCAAGCTTCTGTAATCTCAGAGACCGCCTCGGTCTTAAGTGCCGCTTTCATGACTTAAGGCATTACACTATTTCGACGATGCACGCGATCGGGATCCCGGATCAATACATCCAGCAACGATCCGGCCATAAGACAGACAAGACCATGAAAGAAGTTTATCGGAATCCGCTCAAGTCACAGAGCAATGTTTTTGTAGCAAAAATAAATAACTACTTCTCAGAGAATTTTAAGGATGAGCTCAAACCAGAAAACGAAAATAAAAATAATATCTTAACACAAAACGAAAATCAAATAATATCTTAACAAGATATTGGACAGAATTCCGGACAGAAATTAATGAAAAAAGCTTTAATTCGATTAAAATTGTTTTAACTGAATTAAAGCTTTTTTATTTTTGGAAGCTAGAGCCGGAGCGACTTCAAGAGTCATTCCGCTTAAAATCTGATTTTTTAGATTGAAGCTGCTGACGGGAATCGAACCCGTATTAATTTCAGCCTTAACACGCTTATTTACTGAGTTTAAAAATTCGGTGGACAGAATTTTGGACAGAATTTTTTGCAAAAAAATGAAACCGGAGGAAGGCCAATTCATCCGATTTCATTTGGTGCAAGAAAATCAATTTCGAACTCGGTAGGAGCTACAACTTAAGTATATCACTTCTTATCATGTTATCGTAATAATATTTATTTATGCATTAAAAAAAGACCGCTGCGAAATGCAGCGGCCTTAAGTAATTACAATTTTAATTATGTTAGATAATTCGTGGAGACCCAGCCTTCTATCTTTGACCACTTCCCGGATATCTCGGTCACATTGACCTTGGTTCCGTTCGGAAGCTGGCTGATGATATTATCCCCAAGCTCCGGAGACGTGCGAACATTGAGCTTGTTTGTGACTTTGACTGTCTTAATTCCCTGTTTAGATGGAGTAAATCCATCTTCTGACTTTGGGAGATCTTTGGCCATAGCTGCAGCTAGTCCCGTAAAGTCAACGTCAAGATCTACGTTTCCGGAAATACCTGAAACTTTCCCCTTGCTGGAGCATTGCCAGGCATCCGCATATTTCGCCGGGCTCATGGACTCCGGAGGAATCCGACCAAGATCGTCCTTAAGGTATCGAGCTATCCACCAATATTTATATTTATCTTTTAAATATTTTTTGTCCAGGATAGAATCGTGCCAATATTTCGAGCAATATATTCCGATATCCGTGTATCCATGACTTTTCAAGATCTCATCTTCTATCTTGAGCATCTGGTGAATTGCATTATTTCCGGCAGCTCTCAAAGACTTATCTTCCAGGTCATGCCAGATTCCGAGATGCAGCTTTCTCCCGTTGAGCGTTCTGACAAGAGCTTCAGCCTCGGCTACCGGATCAGCCAGGGAAGCACTAGCATGATATACGTATATCCCGACATTGACAGCATTATCGATACAGCCGCGATAATTATCTTCGAAGCGTTCGTCTGGCCGGTGACTCTGAGCTTCATATATACATTTCAAGATTGCGAAATTTACGGGTAGATTTCCGGCGGAAGTGATCCCCGATCTGGCGACTTTTGACCAATCAATTTTTCCCTGGTGGTGAGATACGTCAATCCCATATCCAGCTATAATCATGGCTCTTCCTCTTCTTCCTTCTGGGAGTCAGGTTCTTCTTTTGCTTGGCTATTAATTGCTGCAGCATCGATCTGGCCTTCTGCCAAGATATAAGATATCAAAGTCAGAAAAGATCCGATGATAGCTACAATCTGAGCTATATCATTCTCGCTCATCCTGAATGCGATTAGAACAGCTGTAATGAATCCGAGCAGTGCGCTTGCAAATTTCCTTGAAGTTAACTTCCTGATAAGATCTTCCTTCGTCATATTAACCCCTTTCTTTTTGTATCTTTTTTTCAAAAAACAGTGATTTTTCTGCAAAAATCAAGATTAAATCGCCCAAAAATGTGATTTTATTGTTTTTCATAAGGCAGTGAATCGAGCTTCAGAAAGTCGCGCTCGATTTCTCCATTGCCTCCTCGTTCCTTGTATACATCGAACATATATTGATAGCGTTGCCGCTCGTCGGCTGTATAAAATCCGCGCTCAGTAATCTTGTCAATGATATATCTGAGCTCAATCTTCAGGATCAGGAGTATAAGAGTATCGTCTTGCTCTTTTTTTTTAAGAGCTGCAGCTTCCTGATCTTCTCGCTTCTTTCTGTACTCTTCTGTCTTTTTGGTGAAGCGATTAAAAAGGTATGTAAGATATAACGAGATCAGAGCTCCCAGAGCTCCGACTATTAGCGTCAATGCGCTTGATTGAAGGATTCCCATTCCCATATGTTAGCCCCCTAGTAAATAAGAGCCGCACGAAGCGGCTCTTAAATTAGTTCGCAAAATTCT